ATCGTATTTATTAGGTAAAGTATTAAGGGCATTAGCAGCATTGTTAGCACTATCGGCCAATAAATCGGCAGCTGTCTTAGCGTTTAACTCTGCGAGATATTTTCTAGCCAAAGCCTCATTATTATCAAGTATTGCTAATTTAGCCTGAATGCGCAATTTAGTCTCAGCATCGGTAGCCTCATTTAGTGCCTTCATTAAACCTATGCGCTCAACATCAAACTTCTCCGATAGTTTGTCAACCTCGGTTTGCTTCTTATTTTTGGCATCTAATAACGCTAATTCTTTTTTCTTCTGCTCTGATAGTTTATTTTCTAGGCGTAACTGTTGGCCAAAGATACGAGCCGATGCTCGGCCTTGTTTGTTGTCTGGCTGAGTGGCGCTTCTTGCACCACCAGCTAATCCCACAGCCCTTTGTAAGGCTAGCCCACCTGGTTGTAAACGTATTAACAAATCGCCTAAGCCACCAGAAGTTATCTTTGATGCTAGGCCGTCTAACTTGCTTATCAATAAACCTACGCCATAGATCGCATCGCTAATAGACTTGGCAAAGGTGTCCATTTGAGTAGCGGCACCTTCAATGCTTCTATTCTTGCCTAGTAAACTTAAAGCATCTACTAAGCCTTTACCGATTTCTTCTTTAGCATTCTCTGTAGATACTCTTAGTAGATCTATCTTGCCTGCATAGGTAGTTAATCTAGCTTGTGCCTGGCCTGCAAACTTGTTATTAAGTTCACCCAGGATCTTATCCATATCACCAGTTTTTAATGTGGCCTTACTTATGCCAGCACCTAAACGGCTAAGACCTGTGGTGTTGCCTGAGAATCCTCTAGTTAATGCTGCGCTTACCTCTGTTAAAGATCGACCAGTAGCAGCACTTACATTTAATGCAGTGTTTAATGCATCTTGGCTTTTTGTAATAGATCCTGTAGCTGTGAGTAATTGTTGGAATGCTGGGCGTAATTGGTCATCTAATACGCCTGTAACTTTTTGTAAATTGGCTATGTAATCTTCAACGGCTGGCGCACTAAATGCAAAACCAGTATTACGTAATTGAACCTCTAAAGACTTGGCTGCCTTCTCATCGGCTGCAAAGGCTTGTACTGCTCGCTTGCTAAATTGGAATAATTGCTGAGCGCCAAAAACTCCAGCAAAGGTCTTGCCTAATTTGTTTACTTGCTTGTCAAAGGCTGATACATCCTTTTTGCCTTTATTAAGTGCTTTACCATTCCAAGTGGCTATTGCCGAGACTACTACATTGGCCATTACGCTGCCTTCTTAATCTCTGTTGATTTGTTAAATTTTATAGCTGTAGAATTTATAGCACCTAGCACTGCTTGATAAACCTTGCCACTATCTTGTGCCCAGGCTTTGTAGATTAAGCGACCCTTAGTCTTGCGACCACCACCACGTACGCCTTTAATCTTTGGTTGTGAAGTAAGCCCTGGCATTGATGTAACAAACTGATAGCCAGCAAAAGGATTATTTGATGCGTACTCTCTAGTAGATTTGTTGTAAGTGTACTCACGTGCCCTGACTTTGCCTTCGAATCCTTGCACCTTGCCAAAGGTTGTGCCAGGTAGACTTGGATCGATCTGCTGGAATGGCGCTCTACCTTGTGGGTTTTTACGGCCAGCAGTTTCATATATGCGACCAGGTGCGCTTACGTTGTAAACATAATTGCTTACTTTAAATCCATTTTTAAATGCTTGATTATCGCCTGAGTTATAACCAATACCAGCCTTGACTGTGCCAGCATCATATTTAGGAAATGGTCGGTAATTGATGTTCGGGTTAGGCTCTTTAGTCCAGCCTGATAGCACCTCAGAATTACTAGGCACAAATGATCTAGCCTTAGCTGCTACGTTACGCATTAGTGGATCAATAGCAGTCCTAATACGATCTTGTAAATCTTTGTCAATAAACTTTAGACCTGCAAGGACATCTTTAACGCCTACGGCTTCTGCTGGCATTTCGGATCTCCTTAGCTCTGTCGGTTAGGACTTGTATGATTGCGGCATACATTTCGCTATCCATATCAATAAACTCTCTAGGCGGTATCCCAGTCTCTACGCTTAGCTGTGCGATGCTGTAAAGGATTGAAGACCGCTCAGTTATTTTTTTTCTTCGTCTAACACCTCGACAGTATCTAAACTGTCTATAAATTCATCAAACGATAGAGATACCTGAGCGCCAGCCCTGCGTAAACATTCCCAAGCTAACCAAAATATATCTGATTGCTTCTCATCTTCACGCAAGGCTTTGCTAATTCCCATACCTCGTTTTAACTCGAAAGCGTACTCGACACCTGGTGTTATCTTATGCTCTGATACTTCACCATTAGCCCTTGTTATCTTTAGCTTTGCCATTACTACTCCTTAGTTAGAATGCCACCGATGATGACACTGTGATTGCGGAGTTTACAGTAAAGGACAGACTTGACGTGGCAATTTCTGAAACGCCGCCTTGACCTATTGGGGTTAGATTGTTGACCAAAATTGAGAATTGATAGGTCGGGTTGGTAGCTGATACGGCAGTGCCTTTAACAGTAATTACTGATACTGCCAATGTTAGACCAAATGCGCCTCTAAGTGTGTCGTTAATTTGGTTTGCTGCCCAGTCGTTGATTACGTCTAATTGGAATGTGCCTGATTGTAGACCAGCAACAAATTTATGTGCTGTGTCACCCATAGCGGTTACTTCTAACTCATCTACGATCTGGTTAATTACAGCGTTCGTAACGAATGCGCTGATATCAACTGAAGGTACTGTAGGTGCAGCAGCGGTAGCCAACTTAACACCAACGTTATTGTTTAAATAGATTGCCATTGTTATTCCTCGTCTTTCTTAGTTTGTGCAGTTGGTTTTGGTGCTTCTTTGATCTGGCCTATCTTTTTTAAGAAGGCTAAGTCTTCTTCGTGTGTGCTCATTTTAACTCCAGCTCGTTAGGATTGATACAGTTATTTCTGATGTTAATAAATCTCCACTAGCTGCATTGGTTATAGCTGGAGCGGAGACACTTGATATGTTGTAAACCAGGGTAGATGCCGCTAGTTTAGTTACTACTGCCACAATAAAATTCTCTATGCCTAATAGGTTGCCTTGATTGTCAAATGCAGGCGTGGTTATTAAAATCTTAAAATTAGCCAGGGGTGCGATGCTTGTTTGGCTGTTATTGCTTGGCTCGATGTAGGGATCGCTAGGTGTTACCACTACGCTATTAGCAAGCAGGGTTGCAGGTGGGAATGCAAAGGTTGACCATACGCCATTATTTGTTAATGCTGTTGCTAGTGTGCCACGTAGGGTAGAGATCGCTGCCATTAGCCCACCAGTGATGCTGGACTTGAATACGGCTGGATGAGACCACGCACTCGGTTAATCAGCTGATAACCCATCCGATAGGGGCTGGCACTGATCCCATCCATACCGACCCCACCTGTCTGGCTAACTTGTCTTGCTTGCCAGATGTCCACTGCAATTATCATCGCAGCTTCTCGTATTGCAGGGGTGCTCGCATAAGATTGGGTCTTGTGTTCTGGGCCTCTTGCGTTGCCATAAGGTACTACTTTATGAAAATTTTGGTTGGCTGCTGTTTTTGCATATTGCACAAATGAATAACCATTTGGATAATTGGCTTGGCCATATTGATACATAAATACTGGAATAAGGTTAGTCGTGCCTGTGCTTGGCGGTATTGTGCCAGTGATTGTGTAAGTGCCGTTAAATGTTGTACCACAAGCGCTTACAGTAATTTGCTGACCTGTTACAAATGCGTTCGGATTAGCAAGCATAAGTGTTGCCACGTTATCTTGTAATGCTGTGCCTACTACTGGGGCATCATTGTGCCATAAGTATTCGCCAAGTAGGTCTTCTGCCGATTGACAGCATTCTTCCACAGTCGCATCAGAGTAGAGCGAGCCAATACCAAGATTTGCCCTTAACTCGGCTGTTGTAACAAACGTTGCTGGCATCTCTACTCCTTTGCTAATAGCTCTCTGGGGCTAGGGCTACTAAACCCCAGAGATTACTGATTGGTTAATGGGTTTTATCAGGTCTTCTTGTACTTGATAATTCCGTTAGGCATTTTGGCGATTGTTGCCATATATCCGTAAATTGCTACCTGTACTTGTAGGTTTGATACTACGTTTACAGACATATAAGCCTGTGGTGAGCGATATACAGTAAATGCTTCTGGTGCAAGAATTACAGCAGAATCATCATCAAATGTAGTAGCTGTGAAGTTCTTGTCTACGTATAGATCAAGTCCTAATACTGAGCCACGGATTGATTGTGGGCCAACTTGGCCTGCTGCGTTCATTGGTTGCAAGGCGTTAAATACTGGTCGCTTTGTTGTATCTTGTGCACCGATCAACGCACCCCATTGTGCTGGGTTAGCGATGTAATTCTGTGCAAAGTAACCTGTGTTTGAGTAGATAGTACGTGCGCCTTCTGTAGTGAATGCGACAATACCATCTAGATCAGCAGTTGTATTTGTACCATTCATACCAGCTGCAAGTAATGCAGTTAATACTGTGGTGTCGATTGTCTTCAAATAAGCTAGAGAGAGTTGATTTGTCAATTCCTCATAAAATCCAGGATACCCGCTGCGCTCTAGGAGCTCCACAGATAGCGTATTCATTCCAGAATACTTGGATACAGTTCCTGAAAGATACTGGCTGACCATATCTGTATTTGACACTGCGCCGC